GCTGTAAATGCTTCAGTATTGGCTCGGGTTATTTGCTGTTGTTCTTCAAAGGTAAGAGACATATTTTTTCCAGGAAAACTGCGTATATAAATACCAGTACAATATATTTATCTGGAGAAAAACGTGGCCACAAATCCGTTAAAGAAGTATTTTAGACAACCTAAAATCTATGTTAATTTGCCCAGCAAAGGCGCATACAACCCACCTGGAAGTTTAGCAGGAGATTCTGAAAACATGCCAGTGTTTGGTATGACTGGCATGGACGAACTCATGATGAAAACTCCAGATGCACTGCTAAATGGCGAAAGTACTGTAAAAGTTATAGAAAGTTGCTGTCCTGTTATCAAAGACGCATGGGAATTAACTGTGCTAGATTTAGATTTGCTGTTAACTGCTATTCGTATTGCTACCTATGGCAATACCATGACTATTACACATACTTGTCCTAGCTGTGAAAGCATCAACGATTATGATATCGACTTGGGCAATATTATAGAACACTTTAATCACTGCATATACGATAACAAGATTGTGCTTAAAGATCTTAGCATCAATATCAAACCCTTGACTTATAAGCAATGGACAGAGTTGCAGTTAAAGAATTTTTCACTACAACGTCAGCTACAACAAGTATTAACCTTAGAAGATGAAGTAGTTAAAAACGAAAACGTAACTAAACTGTTCGAACAGCTAAATTATATTCAAAAAGAAACACTAACTGCACAAATTGACAGTGTAGAAGTTGTTGAAGGTGTAGTGAACCAGCAGGAATTTATTCAGGAATGGGTAGCTAACAGTGAACAACTAATCTTTGACAGCATTAGAGAACGCATTGAAGCTAATTTAAAAGCATGGAATACTCCGCCAGTTGAAGCAGAGTGCCCTGAATGTAAAACTATGAACTCTATACAGGTCAACATGGACCAATCGAGTTTTTTCGGTCGCGCCTAACTGGATTATCGGTACAAGAAATTGAAGAATATCTAGTTAGGCTAGATCAAGATGCAAAGAAAATCAAAGCAAACTTGTTTAGACTAGCATGGTACATGCGTGGTGGAGTCACCATCGAGGACTTGATGCATATCTATACCAATGAAGATGTGGAAATTATGATGAAAATTGTAAATGAAAACATCGAAATGAGCAAACAAGCTCAGATGCCGCTAATTTAAAAATTTGCTTTATCGATAGCGCCGCGTTCGTAAGACTGTTGCTTGGCTTTCTTATCAGCGTACTCTTTGTCGGTTAAAGTATGGTCTTGTTTTTCTTTGTAAGGATCTACACGACCATGTGTAGGATCTTCTGGTTCTTCTTTGCCAACTAATGCAAAGAACTTGTGATAGATAAAGTCCCAAGCAGTTACTAGCACATGGCCTACATCCTGAGTTAATAATCCCCAGAATACATTTTTCTCTAGCCATTCTGCTCCAGCAGGTGTACTTAACCAAACGCTCAATGCTGTAATGGCTCCTTGTGCGGCCAATGCTACAGCTAATGTGACTCCGCCACTGAATCCTGCTCCACCTAGACCTACTGCCCACAACATTAAAGTAATTAGGCCACGTATAAGTGGAATTCTAGTGGCTATCATAGTGATAACAGGAGTTAGTTCTGCCATGGCAAAACGTCCCCACATCATTTCGCGTGTGTCACTTATGAATTTGTCTGAATATTTGAATTCTCCGTTGGCATTCTTTTCCTGAGCCATTTTATCCAAACGGATCATGTCTTCTTTAAATGCTATCGCTGGCACTGCTATACCAACTAATTGAAAGAAACCTATTACTTTAAGTCCTAGTGTTTTTTTAGCTGTAGTCGTGATTGTGACTTCTAATTCAGGATGTGCTTTACTCCACGCCTCAATTACTTTCATAGCGGCATCAAGTTCTGCTTTACCAGGTGCTTTAGCTTCGGAAATTATTTCAAGAATTTTCATATGTCTTATATTTAGTGCCTTTAAAGATGAACTACGTTCATCTGTTCTTCGCTTTCAGCTCGAACTTTTCTTAATTCTAAACTATATTAATACTGCGAAGCAGTTTAAGCATTATCCAGATTGTTCAGTCACACTTTGCCCTTGCGGGCAAAATAATGAACATTATCCGAGTTGAACAGTTCACTTCGCGTTTTAGCATTACAGAGGCGGTCATCCGGTACCTCGAGCTAAGTCTTTATATGACGGCAGTAGTTACAGCAACGCAAAACGCTGTAAAAACCCGTGGTTTCTCTCCACTCTTTTAGCCTAGATCTTAAATTCTTCTTATAAATCAAACGGGTTAAAGGCATATCCCATCATCGTCCTGTCAAGGATAGTGATTTATAACTCCACTGCCTGTTGGAAATTCCTTACCCTGCGCACACGACTGGCCAGTTAAAAGGCGCTTACAAAGCTAGCGATAGCTGAAAATATGGCAGTTTTGAGCCTACTTTTCTTGAGCCTTGAGTATATGTGAACCATGTACACGGACTTGTATATGCCCGTTATAATAGTCATTTGATTCTAAAACACGTCGGGAAAATTGTTCTCTAGCCTCGATGTATGAGCATTCTGCTTTGGATTTACAGTAAAAAAGTATTTCTCTACGGAAGTTTTCTGCGCCTAACGCCGTAACATCCTTGGTCAATTCTGGGCTACTACCATAGTATTCGCGCCAGTCTGAGTCAATTTTGCTACGGATTTTCTTTTTCTTTTTGTTGCCGTTTTTTAATTTTACTGTTTTATATGTGGTTTTTGAGAATTTAGCTAGTTTTTTGCCTATGTACATGCGTCCAGAAACTGTGTTTGTAATAAGATACACGAACCCTATACAATCTTCGGGAAGTGTGTCAACAATTTCATTAGAGTAGTACCAAGACATGCACTTAGTTAGTGTTTGTCTGGTCCTCACTTGAGTCGTTTTGAGCCTTTCGTGCCGCCTTACGTTCGTCTACTTCGTGACGCCATTCTTGTATTAATTTACGACGCTCACGAGCTAGGATTCTAATTTGTCCTAGCCAGTAGCGTGTGTCCATGCCTGCCCTACGAGTGCCTTTGCTGAGCCAACGTTGATTGGCCTTGTAATATTCATTAAATGCACGAAGTATTTGTTCGTGCAGTTGTTCATCTTGTGTCATCGTAATACCGGTCCTGATAAAAACAAACTGACAGATCTTCTAGTACCCAAGGTAACTGGTGTAACCATGTGTGGCATCCAGCTGGGTATGATCAACATACTGCCCGGAGTAAAGTTTATCCACTGCTCGCCTGATATAAACACACGGAATTCCCCGCCCGTGTAAGGAGTCCAACTGGCATTTAACAACACAGTTAGCTTTAAATCCTTGGCCGCACCACGCACAGCATCTATGTGCCAGGAATATTCGCCCCGGCGATGATCATGATACTGATTATAGTGTACAGTGTCACTGTTACCCAGCTGGAATAGGTCGAAACCAAATACCTGCTTGTTGGCATCCAAGGCAACGTCTTTGAACTTGTCCAAGTGATAGCCTATAGCACCTAAGGTAGTAATGCCAACATCAGCAGTTTTAACTGTATCTGAACTGGGTATATCTTTTAACTGTCGATCAATTACTTGCTCAAAACACTCGCACAAGTCCCTACACTCTTCAGCGGTGTATACATTGGGCAATAGTGCGTAGTCTTGTATCACTCAGTGATCTCCAAGTCGTTGGCATAGCTGGTATAGCCATTTTCCTTAACAACTTTTAATACTTTGTTTACGCGGCCTATCAGTTCATCTCTGTGCGATATTAAGAAGATGTTTTTCTTACGTTCACGTCCCATCTTTTTAAGTACGCCCAAGGCGCCTTCAACACCTGATGCATCTAAGCCGTTGTCTATTAGCTCGTCAACAAACATTAGGTTAATCTGCTGATACAAACTTTCCCATACATCGCGGAACGCCCACGATAAACTTAAGATTAGTCTATTACGCTCTCCTCGACTTAGATTGTCAAAATCTAAATCTTGCCCTAGTTGAGTGATTAATACAGTAAGATCGTTTTGGAATAACACAGTATGTGGTAAGCCCATGCGATCAAGATAATAAGTTAACCTATTATTAAGGTATGCTAGGTTTTGATCTATGATCTTTTTACGTATAAATGAATCTTTACTTGTTAACAGCTTGAGCAAGAACTACTGGTGATCCTTTAAACTGGTTAAAGTGTTGATACTATCCCATGAGATTTCCTGCATAGCAGTATGACGTAGTTCGTCAATTTGTTCTTGGTATGGATCAGTTTCTCCGGCCTTGATAGTGAGATTAGTTTCTAAACTTTTGAGATTATTTTGATGTTTAAGAGCCTCTTCGATGGTATCATAGTAAGTGTTAGGTCGTTGAGCCAGTTCGCCTATGGTAGCAATTTCAGCTACAATATTTGAATGATCCAATACAATTTTATCATAGTAGCGTTGTGCATCTGCCAAGTGCTGATTAGCTTCAGCAGACATTTCTTCATGTTTGTGATCATGCAGTTCTTGCTCACAAGCGTGACATTTTTTGTCCTGCAACTTAGCAAGCTCGCCAGCGTACTTTTTTACGCTTCGCTCCGCTTGCGCTATCGCGCTATCTAACGTAGCCCGCTCCTTAAAAAGGCTTTTCAGCTTCGCTGACTTTTCTTCGAAAAGTTTGAGCTCGGCATGTTTGGCCAGTTCAGACTCAATATCTACGCTTTCTAATTCTACAATGGCACGACCAATTTTTTCTATTTCTGACGTATGCTGTGAATTCCAAGCATTTTGTCTTGTCAGTAAACTGTCTATGCTTTGTTGAATTTTTTCGTTACTTTTCTTAGCCGCCTCAATGTCGGCAGATTCTTGCGTAATCGCATCTTTAGTTTCTCTAATTAATTCTTTAAGTGCTTCTGCTTTTTCACTTAGTAACGTGATACCTAACAACTGTTCGATAATAGCACGTTGGTCGTTAGCCCGCATACTTAAGAATGGTTCTGTATAAGTGTTCAATGCTAAGATATGCTTAAACATATCATGACTCATACCTAGTAAATCGTCTAAGTCTTTTTGTGTTTCTCGCATGTCGCCTTGGGCGTCATCTGTTTCGGCAGTATCTTGTTCTTGGTCATTGATAAAGAACTGTAAGACATTGGGCTTGCGTCCACGTTCTATACGATAGTCCACACCATCTTTTTCAAAAGCAAGTGTAACTAACATGTTTTTATTATTAATCTTGTTAATAAGATTATCTTTTTTAATGTTAGTTAACGCTTGTCCAAACAATGCATAGCTGAGTGCATTTACAATAGTAGTTTTACCTGTACCGTTACGTGAACCACTATCATCACCGCCTTGGTCTAAGTTTTCACCTAGTACAAGTGTTAAGTTTTCTTGTGCAAAATTTACAGCTTGAGTTTGATTGCCCACGCTCATGAAGTTTTTTACTGTTAGTTCCTTAATACGTATCATAGGCTATTATAAATTGCTAGTAATGTGTTTTTGTCGTAAGTGTCTGAATCAATGCTGACGAT